GCTCTGACTCAACAAAAGTCTGAATATATTCTATTGATGCATCCGGCAGCGGTACTACCCGAATCCCATTATCCGACTTAGGATAAGGTTTTATAATGCCATCTACCCATGCTTTACTTACAGACAAAGTTTTTGCTTTAAAATCAAAGTCAGCAGCGGTCAAGGCTAGTATTTCACCTTTACGGAGGCCACAGTAGAAGAGTATTGAGATAAAGCATCTCTTCCTTTGGTCAAGGTCTGCATTCTTTATTGCTTCTTTTTCCACATCGCTCAGAGGCCTTTTAAGAGGCTTTTGATACTTAGGTAACGAAATGTCCATTAATACATCTTCAATGGCATTTCTCGGCATTAGGCGGTCTCTGACAGCACTTCTGACAATCTGCCCAAAGGTCTGCTTGATTAATATGCACATCCTTGGATGCTCTAGCTTCGCATTAATGCATCTTTGGAAGTGCGAATGCGTGATATTGGCTATAGGAACATCATTAATTTCATTAAAAGAAGCCTTCAAAACACTTTGATACATCTTCTTGGTATTTATCTCTTTGGAAGCCTTCGCTGATTCATACCACTTCTGAGCATATTCCCCAAAGGTTATATTTGAAATTTGTGCATTGCCTTCAACTAGTGATTGCTTAAAGGCTAAGACTTTCTTTTCTAAATCAGCAGAACTTTTCTTGCTAATTAACTTCTTGCGGTGCTTTTGCCCGGACTCAGTCACTGTTCCATCATAAACATATGTAATCCATTCTTTTCTTTTTTCATTGTATGAATATTTAGCTTTAGCCATAATTTAGACCTGCCATGTGTTTCCGCAGTTTTGACATACACATATATTTTTATGAGTTGTAACAACCTTTTTTCTTTTTGGAATAAAAATCTTGGCTAGTAAAGCAGGCAAAGTAAGGAACAGCCACTTAAAAGGAATCCACCACCAACCAACAAACAACCACCACATAACACCATGATGTTCTGTCTTAGAAGTCACATCAGATACAATCTGAACATTTATGTTTGTGCTACCACATTTTGGACATACCATAACTATCCCTCCTTTTCCAATACTTTATTTAACAAGTTATCAACTTGAGCATTCAACCGAATAACCTCATTCATCAACTTGGTTATGCGGTCATCTTTTAACATTATCTGATTTTTAAGAAATTCTATACTTGTTCTGCTCTGGGAGCGTTCCTTGTCCAGTTTCTTCTCATGACGTTCTTTTTCTTCTGAAATCTTACATTCAAGCTCCTTGATCCTGGCATCCTTAAACTGGATGATAGACTTTAAAGCCTTTTCATCCTCATTACCTTCGTCCAGATCATCAATTCCAAGCATCATCTGAGCGATTGGTCTGATTGACTCATATCTAAATGATTGGTTTTCTGAACCATCAGCGAAAATCCTTGTAACTGTAGAAAAAGATACTCCTGTATGGTCTGATATCTTCTGTAATGTGTATTCCGGCTGTTTCTTCTTTACATCCTTTAATCTAATGATTATGTTAGCAATCTTTGCTTCTGTCATAAAATGAACACCTCATGAGTAAAATTTGAGTAAATATTGACAATAAAGTGACTATGGATTGAGTAAAGCTAACTAATTTATACTATAATTGTCCCGATGAGTGGGGGTGTCTTTCCTGCATCCCTGCTCTAAATATAAAGATGGGGGTAAAAGTATGGAGAAGATACTAGAATTAATGGAACTTATGGATGATGAGCAAAAGAAAAAGCTGATTACTCTAACAGAAGAGCTTTTGCAACTTTCAGAATCTGCTCTTTTTGTTCAGGAGATGCCTTAGAAAGTAAATCTTTCATTTTGTCAACGTAAGGGTCTGCATCGGCAGACTCTTTTATTATGTCATCGTTTAATGCAACATCCTCATCCAAGGAATTGAAGAGTGTATCAAAGTCTAACCCCATACCATATGCAACCTTCTTTATAGTCTCAATCGATGGAGTTATCGGTTTTCCGCTCTTAGGATGCACACCTTTTTCGAGCATACCGATATAAGCCTTACTTAACCCACATTTTTTAGCAAAATATTCCATGCTGATTGAGTTTTTCTGTCTGTAGTTTTGAATGATTAGTCCTATTCGCATATGATTTCATCCCTTCTTATATATTGTATAATAGATTATACATGAGAAATAAAAAAACGTCAAATAAATTAAACATTTTTGTTGACACACAATGTCTAGTGTGTTAGACTAACCATGTCAAACAAAATAGACGAAAGGAGGGAAGTTATGAAGCTTCTATTAAAGGAGATAAGAGAGAAAAAAGGCATAACACAGGATGAACTTGCAGAGAAGTCTGGCATTTCAAGAGCGACTATTTCAAAGCTTGAAAATGAAGTGACTGTATTTAATTCGCAGACACTTTCGAAACTTGCAGATGCATTAGACACACCTGTAAGTAAATTTTTTGTGCAGTAAAAGTCTAACATATTAGACGGAGGGATGGAACATGAAATACCCAAAGCAAAGAATGAAAATTAAGGAACTTGTTGAGATGGGGTATTCAAAGGTTGAACTCATGAAAATTCACAACAATAGAGGAATCCAGAGAGATTACAGAATCTCAAGAAAAATGAGTGATGCTCCGAATAGTCCGATAGTTTTTGACACCGAGCAGCTTGCCAAGTATGAGAGAGCGCAAAGCATCGGTGGTTAAAGTCTAACATAATAGACGGAGGTATATATGTACCCTTGGTTAGAACCAAAGATAGAAAAAGCTAATAAGACATTGATGTTAGCGGCACAAATGAGCAAGGACTACTATCAAAAACCATTGATAATAACTTACTCCGGTGGAAAAGATAGTGACGTAATGCTTCAGCTTGCGATTGATTGCCTAGATCATAACGATTTTGAAGTAATTAATTCGCATACAACTGTAGATGCTCCAGAAACTGTTTATTATATTAGGGATAAGTTTAAGGAATTAAATTTTATGGGGATAAAGGCAACTATTAATTATCCTCGTGATGAAAATGGTAATTTTATTTCTATGTGGTCATTGATTGTTAAGAACCAAATGCCACCAACGAGATTAGCTAGATATTGCTGCAAAGAGTTAAAAGAATCGAAAATACCTAACCGATTCGTTGCTGTTGGTGTAAGGAGTCAGAATCTGTTGGCAGGCGGGGTCGAAATTCTTTTGCCTTTAGAGGCAAAACGAAAAAAGATGCACGATTCTATACTATTGAACACGTTGCAGAAGTATATGAGCAAGACAAAGAATGGAGAGAATCACATAACGCAAAGCCAAATGATGAGAGTGTATTAGAATGCACATTCATAACGAAAGCAAAAAACAACGAAGACTTAATATGTAGTCCTATATATAAATGGACAGATAACGATGTATGGACATACATCGAAGAAAAGCAAATGAAATATAACCCATTGTATGACAAAGGATTTTTGCGTGTCGGTTGCATTGGCTGTCCATTATCTTCAAGACAAAAATATGAATTAGAAAAGTATCCCAAATACAAACAAAACTATATAAACGCATTCCAAAGGATGCTTGAAGCCAGGAAAGCAGCAGGAAAAGATGACGTAACAGGAAAAGTTGGTCTTCATAAGTGGATAAATGGCGAAGCTGTCTATAGATGGTGGACACAAGACGATTCTATAGAAGGGCAAATGAATATTAATGACTTTTTGACGGAGGAAAATCATGAAGAAATATGACAACCTATGGCTACTCAAAATGCTTCTATACGGAATTGGCATAGCAATTCTGCTCTGGGTAGGAATCAGCACAGTATCTGTATGGTTTGGCAGAGTCTATGCATGGAACATATGGGAAATAATAGTGAACAAATAGGAGGAAACATGGAAGAAAAAAACGTGCTTCAGCAGATACAGGCTGAATTAAAAGCACCGAAGGGGCAGTATAACAGCTTTGGTAAGTATAAATACAGAAGTTGTGAGGACATATTAGAGGCGGTTAAACCTCTGCTTAATAAATATGATGCGGTGCTTATGTTAAGTGATGAATTAAGGCTTCTGGGCGATAGATACTACGTCATGGCTAGAGCAACTATCACTAAGGGTGGCGAGGTTCTTGGAGAAACAACAGCCTTTGCAAGAGAGCCTGAAGAAAAGAAGGGGATGGACACATCTCAGATTACAGGAACTGCATCAAGCTATGCAAGGAAATATGCCTTAAATGGTCTTTTCCTTATTGATGATACCAAAGATGCTGACACAGACGAGTATCAGACACAGACAAGCGGAAAGACACCGAACAGCAAGAAAAACAACTTACCGGAGGGCGATGTTAAGGCAGAAGCAGATCTCACTAAGCCGACAGACAAGATAGATGAAATGAGCCTTAATGCTCTTAAAAAGCAGATTGCAGCTTATGAGAAGAAAACAAATAAAAAGCTTGATGAAGAAGCTTTATGCATTATGTTCTCAATCAAAAAGATTGAGGATATGAACTATGAACAGCTGAGAAAGCTGACAGCATCACTCAATAAGTAAGGGGGTGCAGTATGAGAGCGAAGTGGCACGGACAACCATATTTTGACTTCACTACTAAAAAATGGTTTATCACCTTTGAAGTTGGCGAAGAGCCTTCAATTTACGATGAGACGAAGGACAAGGAACTTAATGTAGAGGTTAGATCATGGAAGAAGCAAAGGTCATTATCAGCAAATGCTTACTTTCATGTATTAGTCGATAAGATTGCTAAGAAAATGAACATCAGTGAAGTCGAAGCTAAAAACATCATGTTAGCAAGGTATGGATGGCTAGATAAAGACGTAAGTCATGTAATCCTGGATGACTCCATTGATGCGATGAAGTTAGACAGCATACATCTTAGACCAACCTCAAAGATTAAGAAGATGGACAATAACAGATTTTACAGGGTGCATTTAGTCATTCGTGGCAGCCATACATACGATACTGCGGAAATGGCAATGCTGATTGATGGCACAGTATCAGAAGCAAAAGAGTTAGGCATAGAAACCTTACCACCGGATGAACTTGAAAGGATGATGAAATCATGGAAACCATCAGCATATTAGATACACATGATGGTGTCTGCTATGCGTGTCAGAGGCATATACCCACAGAACTGCACCATATTATCTATGGGACAGGTTTAAGACCGATAGCAGATAAATATGGCTTAACTTGCTATTTGTGTCCTGAATGCCATCGAGGGACTAAAGGAGTGCATGGCAGAGATGGTAATGCACTAAATAGAGCATTAAAGTGCGATGTACAAAGAAAATACGAAAGCATACATGGACATGATGCGTGGATGCAGTTAGTAGGAAGGGACTTCTTATGAAGATTGAATTTGAGGTAGAAGGACAAGTTAGAGGCAAAGGCAGACCACGATTCACAAGAAGCGGTCATACTTACACCGACAATAACACAGTAGCTTATGAGAACTTAATCAGACGTAGATACTTTGAATGCTGTGGGATTGCTCCAACAGATAAACCTGTTCATGTAGAGATAAGAATATTCTTTAAGCCTGCACAGAGTTTATCCAAGAAGAAAAGAGCAGAGGTGCTTCAGACAGAGCCTATGAGAAAGCCGGATATCGATAACGTAATAAAAGTCGTACTCGATGCGCTTAACGAAATAGCATGGGCAGACGATAAGCAAGTAGTGAGTGTATTTGCTAGGAAATCATGGACAGCAAAGATAGAGGAAAGAATAGAGATAGCGATAGAAACGGAGGAATAAATGAACAAAGTAATTTTACTTGGTCGCCTGACAAGGAATCCAGAGGTTAGATACTCACAGGGACAGAATGGCGAGCAGATGGCGATTGCAAGATACAACTTAGCGGTTGATAGAAGAGGAAAGAAAGTAGAAGGGCAGCCGACAGCAGACTTCATAAGCTGCGTGGCCTTTGGTAAGAACGGAGAATTTGCTGAGAAGTACCTTAAGCAGGGAACGAAGATAGCAATAACAGGCCATATTCAGACCGGCAATTATACCAACAAAGACGGACAGAAGGTTTATACAACCGATGTAGTTATTGATGATCAGGAATTTGCTGAAAGCAAGTCAAGTAGCGACAGAACAGAAGAAAAACCAAGTGACAATGGTTTCATTCCTATACCAGATGACATCGAAGGAGACTTGCCATTCAACTAGGAGGTATTTATGGAAATCGGGACAAATGAAGTGATATTGCAGGAAGGAAAACGAACGATTAAGAGGCTTGAAAAAGCAAGGACTATTATTCGTGAAAGAAAAGACCTGCTCAGAATTGATGATACAGATGTATGGATTGCTGAAGTTATCTGCGAGGAAGAACTTAGTGCGATAGCAGAGTTAATCGATTCAATCATTGAGAAGGAAATACTCAGAAGTGAGATAGCTGTTCATATGGCGGAAAGGAGAATGAATGAGGGATGTCATAGTTGCTGATGCAGTAAGTGGAGATGTGACCTTTTCAGTTAGCCTTATGGATGCATATACCCTTGCAGAGATACTTCTGAAGAATGGGTATTGGGTAAAGGTTAAAGACGAAATTCCCAAAGCACAGGTCACTATAAGAAAGGGATAAAACATGAGGGATAGCATGGTTTTGTACACCTCATACTCCGAGAAGTTTAAGAAGCTGTCTGACGAACAGATAGGCAAGCTTGCAAGACTAATCTTTGCGTATCAGCTTGGAAAAGAAGTTACGGAGATAACAGATCCTGCGATTGAGATAGCCTTTGAAGTTATCAAAAATGACCTTGATATGAACAACAAGAAGTATGAGGAAGTAGTAAAGAAAAGAACAGAAGCAGGAAGAATAGGAGCAGAAAAGAGATGGCACAATATAGCAAATGCTAGCAAATGCCATCAAATGATAGCAAATGATGGCAAATCAAAGCAAAGCATAGCAAACATAGCAAGAATAGCTGTATCTGATTCTGTATCTGTATCTGATATGAATAGTAATAAGAGTAATACACGCACACCGAAGCACAAATATGGAACTTATCAAAAAGTAATGCTTACGGATGAAGAACATTCAAAGCTGATTAAGGAATATGGAGAAGACAAAGCAACCGCCGCTATACAGTTCCTGGATGAATACATAGCTGAGAAGTCATACAAGAGCAAGAGTCATTACTTAGCAATCAGACGTTGGGTAATAAGTGCCTTAGACGAAAGAAAAGCAAAGAAGCCTTCTAACAATCTAGGAGTATTCGGAGATTACAAGCAGACTTCTTCAGACAGCGAGTGGGAAGACTTAATGGATATGCAGTTTAAGGAGATAAACGGATGAGAGCAGGGCAGAAAAGAAAATGCAACTTTAGTGAAAAATCATGCATGATCTGTGGCAATACATTTAAACCGACATCGCCAAGGCAAAAGGTGTGCGCTTCTCCCGGATGTAAAGACATACTTAGAAGGAAGCACGAAAAGGAAAGAGCATATTATGCCAAAGTACAGAAGCAAATTGAGATAGTCAAAAATAAAGGTCTTTTAGCAGATGCAAAGGAAGCTAAAAGAAGCAATATGACATATGGACAGTATAAAGCGATGGAATGGTTAATGCAGAATGGCCATAGAAACGCACAGAATGAGACATAAGGCATTTTTAATGCGCAAACGATAATTTATACCTAAACAACATAAAAGTGCCTTAAAAACGATTAAGGAGAGTTTATGACACAACACGAAGCAATTCTTAAATATATCGATGATTATGGCTCAATAACCCCGATGCAGGCATTCAGCGATTTAGGGGTTACAAAGTTAGCCACAAGAGTTAGCGAGATGAAGAAAAAAGGGTACAAGTTCGAGATTACAGAGATTGAAGCAACAACAAGGTATGGCAAGAAGGTCAGATATTGCAAGTACAGAAAGGCGGGCGCAAATGATTAATATACTGCTTGGGTTTTTCCTTGGAATATCCACAACGTGCATCGCAGGTGTGCTGCTTGTGGAATATGACGAGAGAAAAGAGAGAAAGAAGAAAGAGGTGGAAAAGTGACATTCTTAGATTTATTCGCCGGAGTGGGTGGTTTTAGAAGAGGAATGGAACTAGCCGGACATAAATGCATAGGGTTCTGCGAATGGGATAAATATGCAACAGCAAGTTATACATCAATGCATCTCATAACGGAAGAACAGAGAGAGTATCTTGCAACACTTCCCTTAAAGCAGAGGCAAAAGGAAATCTTAAAGGAGGAATACAGGAATGGAGAATGGTACTCAAATGACATTCGCAGAGTTAATGCCGGGAATGTTCCAAGAGCAAACTGTTACTGCTTTGGCGCACCTTGTCAAGACTTCTCAGTTGCAGGA